TTGAACGAAAAACGAGGCGATGGACATGAAGATACCGCGAGCCTGCTTCCGAAGGGCGTCGATGTCCTTGTGCTTGATGGCCTTTTCTCGCCGAAGTTCCTCGACGCCGACCCAAACGACGGAACGGACAACGGCCCAGAATTCGGAATCGATTGCGCGAGATTGGTTCTTGTTGAGACGGTCAACCGTTGTGGCCGTGAACCTGGACCAGTCGCCGGTTGCATACTTCCAGATGGCGCGAAGGCCGAAAAGCAAGTTTTTTACGGTGTCGATGCTGTTGCAGTATTCGAGGTGGTTAAATTGCTTCAAAACGGGCCGCCTCAACTGGTACTCGACCCGCGTCACGGGGTGCTGATCGAACGCATCGACCTTCCACAAATCGCGGAAAACCTCCTGTTTATTCTCCGACCGTTTGAGCTCTGTCACTTTGTCATAGATGCGCAAAGCAAAGTCGCTCTTTCCTACAGAAATTCCGGTCAATTTTTTGTGCTCGTGGTGAGAATCAAAAAGGTGGCTGCGGTGTATCCAGCGGTCGGGGTTCTCGACGCCAAGCTGTTTGATATCGATGCCGATGAAGTCAGCGGCAAGGTGAACCTCCGCAACCCGTTCCTTGATAAATTCGGCGTCGTGGCGTTCGAGCCAGTGGCGGACATCGTTTAGCGTTTGGTAAAGCGCGGTCTGCGATGTCAACGAGCCAATTTCCACGCGGAAATTAGGCAGATTGCCCTTGGGTTCGCGCGGGGAAAAAAGCAAGGTCACGTCGCCGGACTTCAAAACGTAAGAAAACTTCCGGGTTCCGGTGCGCTGAAGGTTCCAGGTCAGGCCCTTGGACTTGAAACAGGCAACCTGTTCATCCTCCGTATCCTGCAACATGCCCTTCATGTGGTGCATGATATTCAAAAAATCTGGAGCCCCCCAAGACAGCCAGAAATTCACCTTTAAGAAATCAATGCCACGGTGAACCCGTACCAGGGAGTCCCTGACTACTTGCGGGGCACATGTTATTCGGGCTTGTGCCCGCCCCCCGGAGAGCGGGGCCTCCGGGGGGCAAGTGGTTGAACGGCGGCGGGGTTTTGCCTTGGGAGAAACGGAAGCGTTCAACATGAGAGACCTCACTTGTTTTGATTGCGGAGAAACGGATCGGCCAGGAGAGACCGCCAGTAAAGCTCGCGGTCTGCCTCGGAGAGAACAACCGGGTCAACAGGGCCGGCCGGGGGAACGCGCCGGGGGCGGTACTGTGGCGTCTTGAAATATGGATCTTTGTATCTTCGGGAAAGCTCGGCGTCACGGTCTGGCATGGTCAATCCTCGTGTGATATTGCGGCCAGGAAGAAGCAGGGGCGGGGGCGGTGACTTTCTTGGGTTTGGCTTCAAGGGATGGGCTGCCCTGTTTGGAGATCGAGCGGGAAGCCGCATCGAAGGCGAAAACCTCCATTGAATCATAGAGGGACGCATACTGAGGCCGAAGCAGATAAAGACGGCGCTTTTGTATCTCGCCAGCGCCCGCGCTGATCCCGGCATAGCGGGTGATGGCGAAAAAGGCGGGATACGGCGAGACCGGGAGAACGCCTAAAAACTTCACCTTTTGCAGATTGCGGAGGCGCGTCTCGTACTCGATCAGCGGCAATATTTGCTTGTCGATCATGTCACGGGAATGGGCGATCAAGTACACGTCCCAGCCGAGTTTCCGGTGCTGGGTGAAAAACTCAATATAGCCCTGGTTGTTGCGCCAATCCCTGGTGTTGAAAAGGAACTGCGCCTCATCGAGGTACAGGCGGCCAACGCCCTCTTTCATCCGTGCGCCTTTCGGGGTGCCGGTGAGGTCGCGCAACTGCTGGCTCAATTCAAAAACAGTGTCATGAGTGCCGACCTTGAAAGCTCGATCCCAATAGCCGCGGGCAACCTTGTCGCGGTTGAGCAGGCCCCAGCGAACGCGGGGAACCGTGGCTGCGAGCTTGAATTGCCAGCCGGGAACGAGATCGAAGTTACAGGCAACCACGCCGCCATACTGGAGGAACTCGAGCATATCGACGACACAGACGGCGCTTTTGCCGGAGCCTGGAGTTCCTTGGATTATGGTAATCATGTCAGGTGAAAGAACTTGAGGACAGGGCGAATGGTGAAATAGCTTGAGAAAACCAGGGCAAGAACACCGATACAGGAAACAACAGTGCAGAGCGGAACAAACCAGTTAACGGTTCCGATGACCGAAAGCAGGCCCTCTGGAGGGTTGAAATTGATAGAGGAGCCGGGAAGGAAGCCCAGGGCAAACGAGAAAACAGCGGCAATCGCCTCGATAATGACGTTGAGCAGGTCGATAAAGAGGTTGAGGAAAAAGGTGAAAATCCACTTGCCCAGGTCAAGAAGCCATTGCATTAACTGCGTGAACAAGCCGCCCATGTCACATCCTCGAATAGAGCTTAATGGAAAAATAACCTGTGGAAACCCAGAGGATAAAACTCATGATTCCGCGAAGGAAAGCCGCGAAGGAGTCGAACAGCTTGAACGAGACCGTTTGCTTGGTGATTTTCAGATCGATTTCAAATTCAGGGGTGATCGGGGCGGAGCAGAGAGGGGAGATACAGGTTGAAATCGACGAAAAGACGTTGAAAGGAAATTTGCCCGAGAGCATACCGGCAAGGTCTTTGATGGGCTGAAAGTTGACCTCGTGAATTTCTTGCGCAGGCAATGAGGGGGTTGAGGCACTTTCGTTTTGGAACTGGTCGCGTTCGTCCTGGGCTATTTGCGCCTTCAGGGCCTCAAGCGCCGCTTTTAAGGCTTCATTGGTTGGATCGGCTGCAAGGGCATCCTCTGCGGCCTTGATGGCATCCTGTTGCGCCTTCTGCGCGTACTCTTTCATGAAGTTTTCAAGGGCTGACTGTGCAATCTGCTGCGCGTTGGTAAGCATGCCGGGAAACTGCTTGATTAGGTTGTCCAGAGCGTTTGCGACCTGCGCATTGGCAGCAGCAGCAGCGGCGAGGGCGTCAGCTAATTTTTGGGCATCTTCGGGGGAAAGTTCGCCGGGAAGTGCGCCGGGATAAGTAGGGACAAGGCCCGAGACTCTAACAAGAGGGATACTTGCAAATCTCTGTCGGACATTTCCAGCGCCACAATTGGCGGGGGGGGCGCCGTCGACAGGGTAATTATAAGCCCCCTTGCTACCTACACCCGGAGAGACACTAAGATAATGATAATAAGTTTCAATGCTGGCAGGAGCGATACACACATCAGTATATGTGGTGGGGCCAGTAACCTGAAGCGCATCGCATCCCGAGGCGGAAATGCCTTGAGTAGTGCCTGGGACCGCGCCAGGGAGAGAAAAACTACAAAGGGTGTCTCCGGGCTGAAGGGGTTTGTCAGGTTTTAACGCATCGTTGGCAATCGGACCCAAAACGGGGTCATCCTTTGCATGATTATAAAGGGCGTTGGTGTCAAGCATGCCCTGGAACAAATAGCCGACGTAAGCCATTGCGCCTGCAACCTGGAGAGGGCTCCAGGCATACATGGACCGTGTCACATAACCGCCCGAAGTGGCCCAGGTCTGATTTGTGGGGCTCGTGAAGGAAATACTGGTTGTTCCCTTTACGGTAACGACATCACCTATTTGTCCCGCTGGAATCACTTGCAGCGGTGGCGCTGGAACCGCTGGAGCGAAGGCCAGAGCCGGAACCGGGGCGAGGAGCAAAAGAAACAGGGCGATTTTGATTGTTTGTGCCAGAGTATTCGACGTCATCGAGACACCTGCAAACTGATTGGAGATTGCCGCGCAAAAATTGGATGTTCGGTCCTGCGCAGTGATAAAAACCGAGGCCCCCATGGCCGCGACACGAAGCAACGCACAAGGGCAAGTCGTTCTCACAACTGGACGGCTGCGCGAAGCACGGAACGGCCACGAGGGCGAGCGCTACCCCTGCAAAGAAGTAGAAACACGCCCTCATGGTTTTCATGGCATCAACCCTTTGCGAAGGATTTGAAGAAACGCCAGCAAAGGCGGGCAGCCATGACAACAACGCCGATACCAGCGGCGGCGGTGATGGCAGTACCCATCAAGGGCAGCATATCGGTTGCAATTTGCCCGAAATCAATCAAGCTGGAGCCGACGGCGGCGCTGGCTTGGGTTGCAACGGCCATCGAACCAACTCCGACAGCTACAGCGGGGACAACTTTGCGGCATTTCTGCCAGATGCTACGAATTTCCATTTGTTACCTCCTCAGGTGTTATGGATATATGGACAGGACCAATTCCTGAACCATTCAGTGGGTGAAAGACCAAAAGGCCAGCCAACAGCGGTTTGCTATGTAGGCAACAAGCCAGAGGGCGAGGCCAGCGGATAAGCCATAAAAAAGATTCGGCAAAACAATCGATTCCATGTCAGCCCTTCCAAGTGATAGCGATAACGGTTGAAAGGACACAGCCACAGAGGAAGCTGCAAACCTCGACAATGGCCTGTCCCATGTTCAGCAAATCCGGGAGCTTCTCTTGCAGCAGGGCTAAAAGTTCGGGGTCCATGGTCAAGCCGCAGGCTGGAAAGTGACCTGGTTGTTGAACACGTTGTAATTGACCTTTGATTTGAAGGTGGAGCCCTCATCAAAGCGGCCGTAATCCTGCGCCTTGACCTCGACGCGCAACATGACCTCGGAACCGGGACAGGCGATGCTCAAGAAAAAATGCTCGTCGCCGGATTTGTAGACCCGAGAAGTCTTTGCGTTGACCTTGCCGATGATAATCAAGCCGGATGCCTCTGTTTTCTGCTCACTCATTGGAATAACCTCCGTTTGGGTTGGTGTTCGGCCATTGGGCCGTTGTGGGTGTTGTCCGCGCTCGCTTCGCTCGCGCTCCGTTTTCCGGGCCGCGATAAGCGCGTATTG